AAGATAATAAATCTTTGGAAGCAAATAGAAATAGAAGACTAAGTCCACTTGACAAGAGCTTTGAACAAATAGCAGATTCTATCGAAAGAAAGAATTATGCTATGCCTTCAGTTACATTTGAAGATAACAGCTATGAAGCACGTGAAGAGCGAAAACAAAAGGCATTGGATAGTTTTATAGAGTTTGATAGGATTTACTTTCCTCCTGAGTTTCATACCCAAGGCCATCATGAACCTGGTGTATTGCACACCACGATATTAGAAAAAACACTTTATACTGGTGTCTTTTGGTTTGGTGCTTTTCGTAACCTAGCAAAATCAGCATATCTGAAGAAAATAAGGATTTGGCATTTACTATCTGGACGTGCTACTATAGGAGCTATAGCTGGTGAAACGCTAAAGAAATCATCTAAATTCGTAAGGTCGATAGAAGCAATACTAAGAGAAAACAAGCGAATTGCTAATGACTTTGACATTAAGATAGAAGTAATGAATGATGATATGTTAAGGTTCACTTGCAATACGAATAAAGGAATCTGTTACTATTTACCTTACTCACTGGATGCAAATGCTAGAGGTGATAATGTTGGTATAGATAGACCCGACTTTATGGACTTTGACGACCCAGAAACTGATAGGAATAATCACAGCTATGAGAATACTGAAAAGAGAAAGAAGAAAATATTAGAAGCCTACAGGAGCTGTAAAACAAATGCAAACATGATAATATTAGGTAATAATATAGACCCTAAGTGTTTGTATAACAGACTAAAAATAGCACAAGAAAAAGGTGAAGAGTCTGGAGTATTTACAATAATGTCATTTCCAGCATGGAGTAACGAAAGAACTGAAACAACCCCTTATTTGGGTACTGTTTGGCGTGATAAATACGATGCCAAATCTGAAAAGGAAATGAGACAGCTGATGAAAGTTCATGATGATGTAGAGTGGTCGATAGCACAAAATGACCCGATAGCAAAAACGGGCCATATTTTCCCTAGGGAACTACGAAAGACATATAAGCATTCTGAATTACCTAATGATGCTACTGGTGTAGCTTATTGTGATTTGAACCTATCACTAAAAGGAAAAGGTGATACTACAGCCATGGCTGGTTTACTATACAGCCCTAAGGAAAATAGATACTTTGTATATAAACCAAGGTGTAAAAGTTATTCTAGTAGTCACGAATTACTTAGTGACTATGTAAAGCTATTCGATAGTAAGATACGATTAATGGGTATGGATGGACACGTAAATCAAGAATCAACTTGGACAAACAACATTAGAAACTACACTATAATTTCAGGTTTACCATACCCACCAATAGTATTTTGTAGATACAATGCAGATATACAAGCTAGTCAGTTAGAAGCTATCTATAAACAAGGTCTTTTATATTTTCCTGAAGATTTTGTGGATAGTGAAGAGGGTAATGAGGCTATGGATCAATTCCATGGATTTGTGACTAAAAAAGACAATAAGAAAGATGACTTTCCAGATAATCTTATTTGTTGTTTAGCATTAGCATTAGACCGCTCAATGTTCATAGCATCAGCAAAAGGAACTAATAATTTTAAAGTAATTGAAGTAGGCTTCGGTGGAGGCTTTTAATAATCCAAAGGTTAGAATATGAATTATATAGCAAGTGAACTAAATCATAAGGAATTTCCACTAAAAGCAAACATACTACAGAATGCTCTAAAGAAAGCTACTGTAGTAGAAGATGAAAATAGAGACCCTAGGGACTTAATGAGTTACCTAGAGCGTATCATGTCTAGTATTCCAAAAATGAAAAGACACAAGATGCGCCGTGCTTCACATATATCTAGTGCTGATTGGGATATAGAACCATTTGACAAAGAAGACGAAAACGCCGCGGAACTTGCTAAAGCAGCAAAGCAAAGATTGAGTAGATTAATCAAAGAATACACTAGACATTACGTAGACGGTGAATTATTTGGAGCTTCATTAGTGAGCTTGCGCTGGGAACCTTACAAAGATGGATTATTTAGACCTTTTGTAGACAAAGCATATAGGCCATACGAAATAGAACCATACGAAGGTTATAGACAAGGTATAGCTATACTAAAAGAAGCTAAAGACAATCAATTTATCCGAACTGAGATAAAAGAATTTGAGGTAAAAGATTACATAGTAAATATACCAAACTATAGTGAACCAGGTGGAATACTCAGGACAATATTATACAATGCCTTCATGCTTAATTTATCACGTCAAGAGTGGTCTACTTTTGTTCAATTCCTAAAAGGTATAATACAAGCCAAAATCAAACTTGGTGCTAGTGCTGGTGATGAAAAGGCGGCTGTAGAAGCTGTAAAGAAAGCTGTAGAAAACAAAGCTACAGTTACTTCAGAAATGGTAGAATTCACATGGGAACGAATAAATGACCTGAACTCTGGAAATGCATTCAAAGTATTTCAGGATGCACTATATGAAGAGATAGAAATAGCCATAACTAATACTACTATGCTAGCTAGTGATAGAGAAAGAAACGCTCTTACGGTTTTAGAAAGAGGTGAAGAAGATTTGGCAAGGGAAATGAGATTTGATTATGAAATAATAATCAATGATCAGTTATTAAAATATGATTACTTCATGAATGTGAACAAATCTGAGATGCCTACAGTCTTACCTTATGAATTTACTATGAGACCTAAACTAAGACAAGATAAAACTAGCAATGCAAATATAATGCTAGCCGCTATAGGTTTGGGTATGCAGTTTAAAGTACGTGAGTGGAATGAGAAAACAGGTATTACACTAATGGGTAAACCAGATGAAGTAGTAACTACTAGAATGGTAAATAGTCTATCAGCTGTGCTAGATGAAACTGAAGATTAACATAGACAAAACAAGATTACAGCTATTAGGTTCAGCTGTGGTTAATCATATCAGAAAGCGAACACTAAAGGGAATTGATAAGGATGGTGAAGCGTTTGTAAGCTATAGCAGCACACCTTTTGCAATGCCATCGGGAGCTCTAACAGAAAGAGCTAGAAAGAGCTTAGATTCATCTGGTAGTTTGATATGGTTTACTACAAAAAGCGGGTCTAAGTGGGTAGTAATAGATGGCGGTTACAAAGAGCTGAAAGCAGCAAAGCGACCAAATGACGGCGGCACCGTAAACCTAACTGATACTGGTAGGATGTTACAAGATTTAGCAGTTATCAGCACTAGAAAGAATCAAATTCAGATTGGATTCAACACATCAGAGCAAGCCCAGAAAGCACTATGGAATATAGAAAATGGGCGCGACTTCATGGGCATAGAAGACAAAGAGCTAAGCAAATTAGCCGATACTATATTAGGAACTGGTATAGAAATAGAGCTGGTGGAATAGTCTATTTATTGACCCAAATATTTTGTTCCAAACTCAAACACATCCATCAAAAATTTAACATTTTTAGTATTAACTTTACTTTTAATAAAGCCAAAAAGTTCTTTTACTTTCAAAACAACTTTTTTATCATCTGATATACTTAACTCAGTCTCAACAACCAATCCTATTAGTTTATCAAAGTCCTTTATTTCACTTGATATATCTTCTTTCAGTTTTGAAAGCTTGTAAAGTAGCCTGTTCTTTTGTTGTTCGTTTAATATTTCACTTTCTTTTATTAGACTTTTAAGCTTTTCGATTTCATCAAATATTAATTGTTGGTCTTTTTGGTTTAAAGTTCCAATTATATTTTGGTTATCTAACTCAATGTTTATGCTTTCCATTGAACTTTTAATTATTTTTTTTCTATAGTCTCTTATTAATACTCTCGTAATATCATATATTAAGTCTTCTATAATATATATACTGTCAGTAACTACAAACTCTTTTATTTTAAACTCATTTATAGATAAAAGTTCTAAAAATTTATAAATTTCAACTAAATTCTGGATGTATCTAGTAGAAGAATCCTTAGAACCCCTTGCATAACTAATCCAATTATTTATTTCACTCGCAACTTCATAAATATAAACGTCTTTATTTTCATTCTTTTTCTTTATTAATCTATTAATGTCAAGTAGCTCTAACATACCCATATAATCCTTATTTTATTTTTTAATGTTTTTAATCACTTCAATAAATGTATTATCATTTGACTCTGGTTCATTTTTTAAAAAACCAGTTCTTTGATGATCGAATATTGTTTTTGTTGCTTCTAACAATATAGCATCTTTCGTCTTTTCATCTTGAGTCGATGTAGTAAAAGTTTTAAAAGTTGCTAAAGAAGCTGCTTTATGGTCATTAATTATCTTATTATGCCTTGAAACATAAAAATTGTTTTTGCAAATGTTTATAATGTAAAGTAATATAGCAAAAATTGAAATTTTTAAAAATATTGCTGGTAGGAATTGATAATAGAATAATTGGTCAGCTGTAGCTGTATCTGGTAATTGGATTAACTTTGATGAATAATCATTTACAATTATAGGTGAATAATACATGAATAACAATGTACTAACAACGAAAAGCATTAAGAAAATGAGCCAAACCCAACTTTTATATTTAAAACTATTAGCAAGATTTTTGAACTCGGTACTATGTGTAGAGACCCCCGTTTCTTTAGTAGCTTTCTCCACAGATGATTGCATTTGAATTATTCTCTCTAAAGAGTCTTTTGCTTCTTTCTTTGCTATACTAAGTATCGAAAGGCTAGAATCAATCTTTGATTCTAAGGAATCAATTTCATTATATCTGAACAAAGAGCATTTCACAGTTAAATCATTTAAATCACTATACACTTTCTCAATTTCTTGATTTAAGATAGCTTTCAATGTTACTGGATCCTTAGCCTTATATGAAAAACTTCGAATATTATTGTACGTTATATTAACTTCTTGTAAATTATCTTTTAGTTCATGAAGTAAAGGTAAAGGCAACATATTCAAATTTAAATTTTTCACAATATTTACTAACTTTTCAATTCCTATGAACTCAGATTCTTTAGATTGAAAGCCATCAAACTTTCCGAGTCTATCACTTCCAATTAACATTTCGATATCATAACTGTCAAAATCAATAAATAACCCTCTTATTTGTTCTATTAGTTCTTTACGTTGATATTGTTTCATTATTAATTTCCATTGGTTACTTATTTTCAAATATATAAAAAAATCTACTCAGTTGAGTAGGTCTTTTGTTTTAGGGTGTGTTTTCGTATATGTTTCAGGAAGTATTACATTCGTGTAAATTAATCTTCTCTTAGTTTAACTGGTTCATTATTGCCGTGGATTGTATCAATTGTAAAGCTATTGTGATCAACTCTACTTTGACTATCATCTGTATCAAATCTGAATAGCGCTGGCATTAAAAACTTTTCATCTGGATCATCAATGAACACGGTGAACTTTTTATAAATATACCCATCTTCTACATCTTTAATTGCTTCAGCTGCTGCATATCGTAAATCTAACATAGAGTATTTTGTATGGTCATCAAGCACCATAGCGAATTTATATCCAGGCTCGGCGGCTATGCCAAATTCACCTTCATTTTCTATTGTATAAGTTACTTCTCTTGGGTCATCTCCAAATATCAATGTTATTAGGAAAATACCCACTGTCAATACTGACAAAATTGTTATAGTAACTTTGTGCCAAGGTTTCCATTCTTGTTTTTCTATATTCGTTTGTTCTGTCATTTCTACGTCTCCTATGTTGGTTAAAGTGTTATTGTAATATAATAAAAAAATTGTTAAATAAAATTTTAGTGCCGAGTGTTGGAATCGAACCAACGAGCTTTCTGTATTTAAAGATTCATTTCAGAATTGCGGTGTGCTTACATCTCTGTATAACCGCTTCAATAGCAATCCATTTGCATACTCGGCTTTTGTTAAATAAAGTTATTCAATCAAGCTTTCTAAATATTTCTTAAGTTTCAATGTATCCACATGTTCGCATCTAACCCTATTTGTGTAAGATGGGGTTTTTCGAAATCTTTCTACATCAAGAATTGCGCACTTAATAGCTTTTGAACGATCATTTGTTATATCATTATATTTAGCAATAATTGATTCTGCTTTGTGCATTATAATTAGGTCTTCATTAGTCATTTTACTGTCTCTTCTTTTACTGTGTCAAAGTCACCGTTTTCTATTTTTGATTTGAATTCCTTTAATTCTTTCAAGCTTCGCTGTTCACATTCCAAAAGATATTTACTGTATTTGTAAATAAAATTATGCTCTAAGCAGAGTGCCATTTCGACTTCTAATCTTTCGATATTCTTTTCTTTCTTTGCTATCCAATTTATAACAGAGCAATAGATATATCCTTTTTGCTCATCTTCAGTTTGTTTTAATAGTATTTCAATGTTCATTGTCTTCCTCTTCTTTTAGTTCAAATTCATTACTTTTATCACAAGTACAATCTTTTATATTATTAGAGTTTGCAACAGCAAAACAATTTGGGATTAAATACCTTTTACCTTTTTGTTCTATGTAACCGCAAACAGTATTATCTTTAGCAGACACATCCTTATATTCGAATCCAATAATATCAATTAGTGTTTCTAACTCTTTGATTCTTGCAATTGCATCTAATAGGTTGTGGTGTACTTCAGGACTATCAAACTTCTTTTTAATTAATTGGTTTTGATATTTCGTCTCTTCATATTTATAGTGCTTGAGTCGATTTTTCAGTTCATCAAGTATCTGCTCTACTTCTTTAGTCATTGTGTTTTTCCTATTCTAGAATTTACCTTGGTTTGGCATTTCTTCATAACCATAACCTAGATTGTCAAATTCTGCAAAGTTCTTTTTGAAAGCAGTTCGAACGGTGCCGATAGGGCCATTACGTTGCTTACCTATTATTAACTCTGCTGTGTTTTGTGTACTTGTTTTATCTTCATATTCAGTTTGTCCGTAGACTTCACGTCTTTGAACAAACATTATAACATCTGCATCTTGTTCGATGGAACCTGACTCACGTAAATCAGATAGCATAGGTGAACGGCTTTTACCTGGTCTGGACTCTACAGCTCTGTTTAGTTGAGCTAGTGCTATAACTGGTATATCTAATTCTTTTGCAGTTGCTTTTAGCCTCATAGATACTTCAGCTATTTCACGTTCGCGAGTATCGGCACCTGAAGAGCGTACTAATTGCAAATAGTCTACAAAGATAATATCAATATCATGTTCGGCTTTTAGCTTACGGCACTTTGATTGAAGCTCAGTTATTTCTAACATAGCTGAATCGTCAAAGAACATAGTAGTGTCAGTTAGCAAACCAAGAGCATCAATTATCTTTTGGTCTTCATCATTAGTTGTCTTTGCAGTTCTGATTTTCTGTAGATTTACTTGAGCTATTTGTGAAATCAATCTTAGTATCAGCTGATTAGATGCCATTTCTAGAGAAAAGAAAGCGACTTTGACACCGCGGTGCGCCATTTTCCAAGCTAATGACAAAGACAATGCAGTCTTACCCATAGATGGACGGGCTGCAATAATGACTAAATCAGAATCTTGAAAGCCCCCAGTATATTTGTCTAGGTCAATAAGACCAGATGAAATACCAGTAACACCAGCTTCAGCTCTTTCTTTTACTTTCTTGAGATAGTGATAAGTTTGTGTAGCAGCTCTACGAACATCAAGGTAGTTTTTAGATATTCTCTTTTCAGAAATCTTGAATATTCCAGATTCTACTTTGCTTACTTCAGATAAGATGTCATTGGATTCATCATAAGCTGAATTGATAATATCACCACCAAAACCAATAAGCTCACGTCTGAATTCTTTCTCAGAAACTATTAGTGAATATTGCTCAACATTGGAATAGGTAGCAACTTCTTTGTTGATTTTTGCAATTGTAGCACGGCCGCCAACTTTTTTGAGATTGTTGACCTCACTCAAATAGTTAGAAAGAGTAACCAAATCGACGGCAATACCTTTTTTCTTCATCTGTAGAATAGCTTCAAATATCAATCTATGCTTTTCATGATAGAAGCTATCAGTAGTTAGAATTTGCTCAGCTTTTTCAATTGCTTTTTTGCTAAGCATCATAGCGCCTAGCACGGCTATTTCTGACTCAGAAGAATTTGGCGGTATTCTATTACCTACTATGGGTGAATTATGCTGCAATAGGCCCCCTAGCTACTTGAGCTGTAATAATTGGTTCCCAGAAATGACGACAACGCCAGCCGCCTTTGTAATATCGTGCATCTAGATTGTGGCCGTTGTTAAGCTCTCTGATTTCATCATAGGTATAGACCTTACCGTAGTGTTTGCTACAAAAATCACGTTCAGGTTTAGGCCCACCTAAACGCCACTCAGTAACACCTGCTTCACGTTCCATTTCAATTTGATAGATGCCAGAGTAACCAGAAAGAGCTGTTTGTGCAATTGCATCGGCTTGGTAGCGACCATTATTTACAGCTTTCTGAATTTGGGTAGCTATTTCAGCTTGAGTACTATTTGCTTTAATTCCTGACTCTACAGCACGAATTACTCTAGTTTCTATATTGTCTATCATGAAAGCAAATTCATTGTTAGTAACAGTAAGGACTTGCAAAACTTGAGTATCGGGAGCCGTTCGAATACGGTCGTCAATCCATTTGATTTTAGATTTCACAGTAGTGAAAGCACTTTCGGCTACTTTATCAGCATCTTTTAAGAAAAGTTCTGAAAGCCGTTTGTATGGATTGAAATTTCTGATGATTAACCGAACCTCTGACATAATCTGAATACGGCTAGCACCTTCACGAATTCGCTTTTGAATATGCCTAGAAATTTTTCGCTCTAATCTTTGTAATATTTTTTCGTAATTATTCATAGTTAAAACATTTTTTGTTGGAACCCTGAAAGACCATCTAATTCTTTTTTTAAGTGCTTTTCTTTGTAGATTGACAGGTCTACCATTTCTGCTTTTACAGGGCCATGGTTAAAAACTTTAACTTCTTCTATAACTTCGATAGTCTTGAAAACAAGCCCACACCCTTTGTCATCATCGTCATCTCGAGTACTGCACATTCGGGTACGGACAACCCCAATCATATGTTTTTTAGATTGCATAACGTAATGTTCAGTATTTCCACAGCGTGGGCATTCCATTTCTATACACCTTGTTCTTTTAGGAATTTGATTAGCTTATCAACACTCAGAAAGTAATCCTTTCCATTTTTTTCGCTAACGTGAATTAATTCTTTGTCGTAGGTGTAAGATGTCTTTTTTGCATCTACTGTTACTTTACTCGGGTCTATCACTAAATCTTTAGCTTTTAACCATTTTTTAGTTATGTTTTTTCTCTTATTTTTGGTTTTGGGTTTTGGGTTAATCACTGAATCAATATCGTTCCAAACACGCATGATTTCTTTATGAAGCTTATTTAAAGAAATGCCATCCTCTTTGTCTGCTTCTTTTC